AGCGTATTTGTCGGAGTCACCGATGGAGTATTTGTCGGCGTATTTGTCGGCGTTAAAGTTGGAGTTACTGACTGAGTTGGAGTATTAGTCGGCGTATTTGTAGGTGTTACCGATGGAGTATTTGTCGGCGTATTTGTCGGAGTTAAAGTTGGAGTTACTGACTGAGTTGGAGTCGTAGTTGGAGTCGTAGTTGGTGAAGTACCTGGAGTTGACGTAAATGTCGGTGTTGGTGTATTAGTTGGTGTTGCAGTTGGCGAAATAACTGGAGTTAATGTAGGTGTTTGAGTTACCGAAGGTGTTGGTGTTGGTGTAACATCAATAGTCGGTGTTATAGTAATCGTAGGTGTAACTGTTGGAGTAACACTTTGTGTTGGTGTAATAGATGGTGTAGGTGTTGGTGTTACGTTTTGGAAGTTACAAATAAATCTTCTAGGTGGTCTCGTACTAATTCCCGTAGCACCACTAATAGCGAAATTAGTATTCGTACATGTTTCATCTAAAAGTGAATAAACTGTTGATGCACTTAAAGAAGTCGTTCCTGTTGTAGAACCACTTAAAATAGGTATTGAAGGTGTAAAGACTACATCACTACCCGATGTAACACCTAAAGTATTTGTGAAATTTACAGTAATATCTTCTGACGCAGCACCGTCAGCAACAACAGTATAAGTTGCTATAGTACTACCTTCAGTCACATTGACAGTGATTACATATCCTATGTAGGCAACAACGTTTTGAGTAACAAGCAAGTCATTACAACCATCTTGAGTATTAATAACTGAAAGAGTATACTCAGTACCAAAAGTAGAACCAGGTAGTGTTACTACCACACCTGCAATCATTTGGTCCCTCGTTTGATTAACCTTTATAGGTGTTCCTGATGTTGAACCTGAATATATATCAAAAGGACCTATTGCATTAGAATCTAATGTAAGTCTTACTATAAATTGCGCCATCTACTTTTTTAATAATAAATACTTTGACAAATTAAAATATCCGTGATATTTTAAGAGTTTTCTTATTTATGTTTACTGACAGGGCAAGATTTCAAAATATTCGCAGTTGTTACTATCTATGATTTTCAACATTACGGAGGGCGCACCATTAAAAAATGGTGATAAAGTAAAATCACCTGTAGGTGATGCATCTGTTGTTAGGAAGGTACAATTATTACCATTTCCATCACAAACATACAATGTGTAAGGTGCAGCCGCACCACTAATTGAATTTATTGTAATTTTAGATGCCATTATGTAACGCAGTTTACATCATAAGTTATCTGTAATTTAATTGATATTCGTGCACCTTTTAAAGGGTCACTATCACCATCACAGTCTGATTTTATTATAATTGTATTATTTAATAAATCTATAGTAACACTTCCAACTTCTGATATTCCATTTAAAATACCTTCAACGGTACTTATCCACAGATTATCCGTTGGAACCGAATTTAATGTCGTCGCAGTGTAAAATGGTACTGTATCACCACTTATCCAACCTGTTGACCCTGTAATCGAAACGTCTGCACTAAAAATTGCAGTATCCAATACACAGTTGGTTCTTCCCGATGTAACATCCAAAAATCCTTCATTAAGCATTTTCTTCATACTTCTTTTAGTGTTTGATGTTGTTTCAAATAATTGATTACACACACCAACAACACTATAAGTTGTTACGGTTTCTCGGTCACAAACTATCGTTACACTTTTTTTCTTAGCACAGCCATCACTATCCGTTACTGTGACATCGTAAGTGTCTCCTGATAAATTTGTTATGGTAGAACCAGTTTCCCCATTACTCCATAAATATGTGAATGGTGGATTTCCTTTAGTAACTACAACTTCTGCAGAACCATCATTACCCAATACACAATCGGTACCAAATAATGAAAAATTAATACCAGATGAAACCGGTATACTTATCGTTTTACTGACAGAACAATTAGCATCATCTGTAACCGTAAGAGTATAAACACCAGGTGAAAGATTGTTAAATGTAAATGCACTAAGGCTAGTATCTATAATTTGTTGACCATTACTTAAAACATAATCTAAAGGTGAGGTATATCCAGTACTTACAGTCGCTTTAACAATACCATTGTTACTACCACATGTTGAACCTGTTACACTCGTACTAACAGTGAATTTATCGGTAGAACTTATTGTTTTTGTTGTTGTATAAAGACAACTACTACCAGTACCTGAAATTGAAATCAAATACGTATCGTTGGCTAAGTTTGAAAATGTTGCACTTTGTGAAGTTGTGGTTGTTGTATTAAAAACACCTGTAGTCTGTCCCGATATTGAATAGACATAATTATTAGATAATGTACCAGATATAATTATGTTTATAGAACCGTTATTACTACTACAATTCGAATTCGTAACATTTATACTCACCACATCAAAACCACCAGGTGCCACTATGTTAGAACCAAATAATCCTTTACATAAATCATAATCAGTAACATGTAACTCATAATACCCCGCAGTTAATCCTGTTAAAGTATATGTTCTTGAATTACTATATTCAACTTGACCTGTACTCCCCGAATAATAAAAAGGAAGTGTACCACCTGTTATTGTAAAAGTTAATGACCCATCTGAAGTAAAACAACTTGGTGTTGAGGCAGTAACCGAACCCAACCCTAATTGTGGTGTTAATGTTATTGTATAACTTTTAGTTACCACACACCCTAAAGAATCTGTAACCGTAACCGAATAAGTACCAGGTGTCAATCCTGTAATACTATCAGTTGTATTACCATTGTTCCATAAGTATGTGTATGGTCCAACACCTGTTTCACCAGTAACTGTTAACTTACCCTGATTTTGAACACAGAATGAACTTTCAACCACCCAAAAACCAAAATCTAATTCTGTCGACGCAGAAACTAATACAGTTTCAGTGTGTGCAGTAGCACCTCCTGAATCTGAAATTTTAGCGTGATATAACCCACTTGGTAAATTTAATATTTGATATGGAAATGACCCAGCAATTTCACCTCTATAAAAAGTATCACCACTATATATCTGAATGTCGTAAGGTGCTGAAGTTGAAGAGCCACTCACCCAAAACGAACCATTATTATTTCCACATGTTGTTCCTATAACATCATATATTTCACCACAGAAACAATCAGAAATAATAACATTCAGTAAAAGTTCTTCGTTATCAGGAGCAGTACTATCATTAATTTGCCATACATACGTTCCACCTGTCAATCCTGTAAAAACAAATGGTCCATTACTCGCAGCACCTGAATATGCCGGAATACCAGGATACACATTAAAGATTGAATATGGTTGAACAGCACCATTAGGTTGGATACTAACCGCACCATTACCAACATTTTCACAAACGCCAGTTACCGAAAACGTCGCATCTAATGCACCACAAGTAACAGTACACGCATTAGTACTAACAGAAATACCCGAATAAGAATATGCGGTATCCAAACAGATATCAAAACCCGCATTATAACCCGTCTGTAATACACCACAACAATCGGTATATCCCCACGTAGTTCCTGTAGTAACACCTGAAAAACAAGCCATTATTGACAACTAATCGTTATATCTATCCCCACGTTTAAGTAAAGACGTTTATTCGTGAAATCATCGTAACACGATGAGTTCGCTATAATAATAGTATTACCATTTATAAAATAGTTAAGACCATCTTGGTATAAGTATTCTAACTTTTCATCTAAAGCGTTAATCCAATCAGAATTTGTTGGTACATCATTACCCCCATACCCTGTATAGAATTTTTCTTGTACCAATATATCACTATCCAATCTCAAATCCACATACCACTGACTCGTGATTGTATTCATATTACAAACAGTATACGCTGATGATATTTGAGCAACCACATCTGTTAACATTTGTTGGAAATTACCCGCAGTTGTTGTTGAAGAACTTTCCAACCACGGATATACACTACAAGTTATTGTTTGGTCTATACAATCGTAACCCAATATCTGTCCATTGAACTCACAAGGAACACAACTAACAGGAATTATCTCACAACCCCTCTGTCTTCTCCATCTTACTTTCTGTCTGTGGAAGGCTGAGTTCTCCATCTTTTGTCCACCCATCCAAATCGTAGATGCCGGCAATACCTGTTCTACCAATCTCATCCAATAATCACCAATACCCAATGTATAATCAATCATCTTTTGATAAGTGTACTTATTAGATGGTATATTTACCGTTGCTTCAGAATTTAAGTAGTTCTCATACAATCTTTGTAGTTGTGGGTATCCACCACCCTTACCATCACTTATAGTTTGACGGTTTCTTACATTAATCATATTGTGATAGAAACTTTGAGCAAACTCAAAGAACGTTTTTTCCTTTGGTTTGGGGTCAATAACTGTCCAATCCACCCCATTTGGGTATGGATTAGTTAATCCTGAATTAGGAATAGGGTAATCGTACTTTCTTGACATGTCCCACACATCATACAATAGACCCTGACCCATATTCATATATAAATCTATGTTTTTGGCATTTAAAACCAACCTCTCATCACTCACACGGTAGTAAGTATTGAAACCTGCGGTCGTATTTTTTCTTAAATGTTGGTCTTTAGACCAAGATTTTTGATTATCGTACTCTCTAGTGAGTTCATAACCCATATTAAGATAGGGGAACTCTCTAAATGTATCAAAATATTGTTGACCATAAGTAAATGGTTGTAAAACAGTCTGAGAATCGGGGTTTGAACCTGTATATTTAGTTGCATTTACCTGATTCACCTCAGGTGACCTGTGATATTCAGTACTTCTATACCAACCTGCACCCAATTCAAAAGGAACATTAGCAGGACTTACAGGATATCCGTTAGAATCAACAGGAAAATCAGGTCTTGTTAGGTTTGTTATCCTAACAACCGAATCTGTAGTAAATCCTGTATAAACAGTACCTCTAATTTTAAATGTGTTTGTTGAATCTAACGTTGGTGTCTCATCATTATACGTACCACCTGAAATTTGAAGGTATTTTTGATTAAATTGGTCCATGTTTATTGGACCATCAGCTAAATAAACTATCTCATTAAATTCAACCAACGCTTCAGGAGCACCAATAGACCTCATTACCCATTGGACAGCCTTAGCGGTACCTTTTGATTTGAATAGGTAGGCAGAATTTAAAATTAAATTTCTATAAAATTGAGAATTAAGTTCATTAGGTGTTTTGTCTCTTGTTTGACCAGGGTATATGGATTGATTCTTTGTCCCAAATACAGATTCTAAGAAATTATCATTTGTAATTGGTGATATATCAGTATTCCAACCTAATGTTAGTGCTAAATTGTATAATAATTGTGAAGGTATATCATCTTTTGGTACATAATTTACTGAAGTAATATATCCTAAAGCATCAATGAATTTTTTTGTTTCATCAAAACTTCTTCCGTATAATTGTAAAACTTTTTCAACTTTTTGGTCTTCAGTATCAAATTCATGAAACGCACCCGTTGTTAAAAAACGACTAATTAAATTAGTTTTATAATCGTCTAAGTCTTCGGCAATATTATTTAAGTTGTTAAGATAGTTTTCAAACTTATTAGTTCTAATATCTAAATTCCATAATCCATCTAAAGCCCACGTCACTAATCTATCAAGTATCTGATATCTTCCATCATCGTCAGAAACAGGTACCTGAAATTTAGCAGTATATTTTGGTGTAACTAACCTATTCAATAAGAAATCTTCAACTTCATCAAATGGGTCTTGAAATGCCTTTTCAGTTTCAAACTTACTTGGTTTAATAACAATACTATCGGTCGTTGAAGAAGCACCTGAAAATGGATTACCTTCAACAACAAAGGTAACGGTACCCGCTGATAATTTTGTTGATGGTGTATAATCATAAACCAAATACTCAGTCTCCATGTCATTAACATAGATAGCATATTTACCATATTGTGTGGTTAAATTTCTTAGCGGACTAACCTCTAATGGTCTTACTGAAATATTTCTCGTCGCATTTACAGAATAATCAATATCAAAAGGATTTTTAAAACGACTAACATCAACAGTAAAGGTTGTTAAATTTTCTTGTAAATCGTAACTAATATTATTTGCAGTATTTGCCGTACTATAATTGTAATAAGTACTATCAACTTGAATGGCCGCAGGAAAATAGTTAATTATCTTTGTAACTGACGCACTAAACCTTTTTTGTAGTGAACCGTATAATGTAAAATTAGTAACTTGACTAATATCGTAATTCGGATAAACTCTATAGTTTTTAGCTGCGATTACTCTGGACTCTAATAATCCATTTACATTTAAATCATCTAAACTTATTGGTGATGAGAATACTCCTGTGTTGAAACTTCTATTAACTTTTTCAACAACGGAAGTGGTAAATTCAAAATTACCTTGCGTAAGACCTCCCCCATCGACAGTTTGTAATCCTACAATGTCGTCAGAAAAAGTTCCACTACCATTACCAGGAGCAGGAGGATATCTGTACTTATTACTCGCCATTAATTAACTACGTTTGAGAAGTTTTTACTAAAATCAATATTATCACCTCTATCCTGACGTACCTCAAATAATAAGTTGTTAAACTCATCTCTAACCTCAAACAAGTTGTATTGTTTGTAAATGTTGTTTTGAGTGTCGTAAATTGTGTAAATACCGTCTTCAATACTCTTAGTCTGATTACCGTAAAGAGCAATACCCAGAGTGTCGAGGTCGTAGTTTGCTACTTGTATGTCAATACTCATTGGATTGAAGAATGTATTTGTCATTATAATGTTTTGGTTCGGCTGACCTATGTATGGTGTTGCAGATGGTTTGTTTGTCGGAGCACTTGTTGGTGATACCGTACAGAATATCAAATCACTACCACTATCAACATATCTATAACGGATAGCCTTTTGTGAGGTGTTAACTAGGTTAGTAACTACAGGTTCACAGAAAAACGAAGATGTTATAATTCTATAGAAATTAGGAATTTTTGTACCGTCTTGATTTAAATATTCGATTCTAAAACCAACAAGACCCTGATTTGTGAATCTATTTCTATATTGTGACGGAACATTATTTAAATCAATGATAATACCTTTTACGTTAGGAAGTGAAGATAAAACACCACAATCTGTTATTGTAGTTCTAATTTCTGCCGGTCTAATATAAAGTGTATATACACCTAATTTATTAAACTCCGTTGCCGGTAATTTGAGATTATACAAACCACCTAAGATTTCGATACCTGAATTTCCACCAGTTTGGTTATTGTGAAAATAAGGTGTTAAAATGCTGGCTGTGTCTAACTTTTTTAAAGTAAAATTTTCTGTTACGTCTCTTGATGGAGTATAATTAAGAATTATCTCTACATCTTCAGGAGACATGTCTGCTGGTCTTGTTGTTCCGTATGTTCCTAACGCCATTTTATTGTTCGTTTATGTTGTAGAAACCATATCCATAACGGACAAGGTCTCCGATGTTATCGACTTCTGACAGTCTCTGTAATCCTTCGAATGCCGAATTCTTACCTCTCTCAATAAATATTTGTGATTGTATTTCTGGCTGCATCGCTATGTCTAATAAATTTTCTTCTTTTGTTAAACTCACGGCAACCAAGTCATTTGATGTGAATCCTGATGATTCTACTATGAATAATGTCCTCCCATTAGGGTAATCATAATATACTATACCGTTAATTGTATATGATGTATAAGCATCACCTATAGTTAATACTCTACCATATTCCTGACCATCTTTAAATATGGTTACAGTCGGGTCATACGGTGGATTTCCATAAACTTTTAAGTCAGTTAATTTTGATTTAGTAAATCCTGTAACTATGTATGGTACGGTAACATAATTTGAACTTACCTGTTTTGACACAGTGTTCTCAGCATCACCACTAAAAATAAAATTGTACGATGATAAAGTACCTGACCAATTACCTCCTTGGGATACAAAATTTACCGTACCCTCAGGATTATCCACAGTTACACCTGTCATAGGTATAGATATTGGTTTTGTAATTGTTGTAGTACCCCACGGATTTGTTTGTATAAGTTTGATATCATAATCACCTATAATCTGTTGGTAATTGTGAGTAATACTCGATAGTGTCATGTTCTCAACATTAGTACCATCACCCCAATCAACCCGATATGTTGAAAATTGATTTACACCAATAAATTCATCAGAAGTATTATATAAAGTAATATTATATTTGTTGGCGGTAGTTGCTGAATATAAGAAGTTGGTGATTACGTTGTATTGTAACATAAGACCGTCAAAAGGAGAATAGTATCCCATATCATTAAATGTCTCAGTAAACACAACAGGTATCGTTAAACCTGTTAATAAACTACTACCACCCGTACCACCACTTAGAATTTCAGACATACCTAAGTACACCCCAAAAGTATTACCACTAAGAGTTTCATTTACAATATCACTACTTAAAACTTCGGGTGATATTCTGATATATTGTGTATCTGTATTCATTATGATGGGTTTACATATTCATACCATTTTATTGGGTCACTCTCAGTACCAACTCTTGTTAAATTTCCTTGTTCGTCTTCTGAGTACATACTATATTCATAGTTATCATAATCTAAGATACATTTATAGTAGAATTTATAATCCTTATTAAATGTATATTTTTGAGTTAATTCTCCTTGACATTGATTCATCATTCTTACAAATTCTCCAGTCTTAGCATTAAAAAACTTAGCACTCATATAGAACTCACGAATATCCAAATAGTCGGTATTTTTTAACCAATAAATAAAAAACCCTTCTTTGTCACCAATATAGTCTAATTGATATTCTGGTTTTTTTATCTCTATATCATTCTGTACTGTTGTAAGTGATAAATCAACCGTTTGAGTCTTACCTTGTTGTACTGGTATTATAACTGTAAAATATATTTTTTGATTTTCTGACGATTTATTATCATAAAAATCCAATTTGAAAAAGCTATTAGTAAAAGAATTCGCATAATAATAAACTTCATCATTGTTAAATCCCGCACCCGAATATGAATTAGTCCATTCATCACAACTAGTCGTTGCCGTGAGTCTTATACTATTATCGAAAAAGTAAAAATTGTAATTGATGTCTGTCCTTGTTTGATTTTCATCCCAAAAAGAATGTGGAAATCTTGTAACCTCAAAATCCTGAGCAGGGTTAATTACTTCATTAATTGCATATTCTTCATATTCAACAAAACCCTGTTCCTTACCTAAATTATCAAAATCTAACTGTATCGGAATGTTAAGTTGTTGGGTATTTGGCGATATTGTAATACGATAATTATTCACAGTCATCAACTATTGGTAGATTTATTGTTTGATAATAAATACCCTCAGTGTTTCTTAGTATTGGTGTTTGTAAGAAAAGAATATTTTTAAATGGATAATGTGAATTATTAATAAAAGGATTATCAACACCAATACCATCTCCATCTGTAAAACCGTAAGGATAAAGGTCTCTCCACCTCCATTGGTTATCATTTTGTGAGTAATATGAATATTCAGGCACATTATCAATTTCATTCTTATTTCCTGTCTCAATATAATCAGAAAAAGCCCTTATAGGAACCTGATAGTGTGGTCGATAAGCATAACCTGAAGGATTGTCAACTGAACTATTATTTTGGAAAATCTCGGGGTTAAAACTATATTTGTGATACAATGGTGATAATATAATCTCTTTTTGTTCATAATCATTCCATTCACAAATGTCACCCTTTAAAACATGTCCTTCAGTTAATGTTTGATTGTAGTAAAATGTAAAACTATCTTTTACATAAGAAGCGACGGGTATGTTATCTTTGTTGTCTAACGAATCGTGATTCCACCAATCGTCTTGAGTTATACTATCAAAATTAAATTCCCAACCAATGTCAATAGCAGTATTATCGTTTTGTGAATATGGTTTATTAAACCAACCCATATAACCTTTATTTAAAATAGTCACAAATAAATCTGTAACAGGTTTTGAGTTGTTATCTTTTAGTCCTGTAATGTCAATATCTTTATCAAATGAAAAAGTAAAAACTTGATTACCCTGTTTGTAAGATATTCTTTGTACCCTGTTTGGTGTCAACCCACTATACTCTAATTTTCTTCGTGTTGTAAAGGCAGTATTTTCAAAACCACCTTTAACTAAATCAGCTTCATCACCACTTGTTAATAATTTATGTAACCTGATATAATATTTTGATGTGGTCTCACCCGTATTATTTATATCTATAATTCTCTTTAACGTACCTGTAGTATTGTCTTGAAAATTACCACTCCCATACCCAATATTATAAATTGAGAATACTCTTCTTTCTGAATCGTAATATTCATCACCTAATGAAAATACCGAAAAAGTATCTTTACCATTAACCGTAAAACTTAATTTAACATATTCACCAATACTTAAATTATGGTCCATTGAACAATAAAAAGTTATCATTGGTTTACCATTAAAAAACGTATTTTGTATAATAAATGGTATCCCTTCAGATACTTCTTTAGCACCAACAGTAGTACCAAACCTTGAACTTGTATAACTTATTTTTTGTTTCGTATCACTACTAAACGGATATGATATATAAATGTTCCAATTATAAGTTGACGAACTTTTAGGTATAAAAGTAGTATGTCCTGATATTCCTTGCTCCCTAACAAAGGTAAACTCTTTATATTGTGGGTATCCTCTCCAAACTTCATCTTCAGGTATTCCTTTAGCGTCATTTATAGTTTTTTCAGGATTTAAATAATATAAGTCATTTTTAAAAGGGTTATATGTAGTTTTACCACTAACACTATTATTTATAATATTTGTTATTTTACCCGCAATTCTAAAGATATTACTTTGTTGTCTTTCCTCGTCAAATCTTTGAGCTAAATTCAAGAGTACTGTTCGGTCACCTTGAGTATAATTCTGCTGAGTTGATTTAAAAGGAACTTGGATAAATAATTCTTTATCTGAATTACCTTTAAACCTTTTAGAACCTGGAATATATATTATTTCGTTTTGATTACCCATTATATCATATATTTTGTAATGAATCGGTTCATGGCACTTTTACCTTTTCTTAATCCAAAGTAAAAATGGAATGGTGCCCCCACTAAAAATCTGTTTGATTGACCAGTAGGGTATGATGTTATTAATTTACCACTACTATTAAGATTGTATATGTAACCTAAATTATCACCATTATTTGGTTTAAAATATAAATCATTACTATCAAAATCTAATGTTTGATATTTTTTAGATAATAACCTACCGTTTGAGTTTGAGCCATCTGTAGCATTAACACCAGCCCTTCTTGTAGTATCCCAATTATTATACTCGGTACCAAATATAGATTCTTTAGCCGGTATAATATCTTCATTTACTTGAGACCATCTATAGAAAGGAACTTCTTGTGTATTAGGGTATCCAAAATTTGTATATTCTGTTTTACCAGGAGTTAGTAAATTTCGTAACTCAGTACTACCGGTAAAGAATATACCAAACAGTGGTGCTTCATCACCCTTACTATTAATTTTTACCTGACTAACAAAAATTCTATCATCGGTATAAACTTCACTAGAACCTAAAAAAGGAGTTATACCAAACTCACTGTTTATACTCCACATCTGAGCCATATCACCATCAATCCTGTCACCGTCTCTACTGAAATAGCTGTTGATAGATGAGTCTTTAGCATTAAAAAGGTTACTTAAAAATCCACTATTGGTTATACGAGATATTACAAAAATATTTAAAATATCACCCGTATCTTGATACGATGTTGATTTTAATGAATCCACTAAATATCCTTCAAAATTAGGGTCAAAACATATTTGTTTTGTGAATTGGTCTCTAGGACCTAAATCCATAATAGTTGTTGGGTACCAAATATTATATTCATTAGTTGCACCAAATGGAAGAAAACCATATAAGTTACGTAATCCAACGTACTCAGGTTGACCAATAAATTTATCTTGAGTTATTAAATATTTAGTACTTTTATAGTAGAAATTGTTCGTTTGATTATTGAAATATATAGGACCCGCACCTGAAGATTTTTCACCATCAGGGTTTGTGACAAAACTTTCAGGACTTCCACAATATGTATACCTCTTTACTTCATTATCACTATTAAAAATGGCACCCTTGTTAAATGTTGGCATATACAATGTACCATTAACCCAGTTGTTTTGGAACATGTGAGCAAAGGCTCCTTGACAAGCGGCATACATTATTCTATATCTCGCCTGCCATTCAATGAATAAGTTAGCATCTTCAATAAGCGTAACTATTGGAGTATTAACTAATATATAACATCCTCCAACGACTTTTTCTTGTCTTGTAATTAAAGTTTTATTTTTTTCTTTATTTATGGTAAGATTTGTACCATATCCTTCATAGGCACCAGTAACTACCATACCACCACAAGATAATGAACTTATCACACTATCATATGGTGTGGAACCTGAAAAATCAACACTTTCAGTACCTTTGTAATTCTGATTTGATTCAAAGTTAGGACTAACAACAGTACCTCCTTCATCATTTAATGTGTAAATCGCAAATTTTTGATTTTGATGTAAAGGGAATGATGATTGGTAATGATTTTCAACTTGGTCCGATGTTGGTAACCTATCACTTCTAAATACTATACGACTACTGTTGTTAATAGAAATACCATTATTACCAATGTTACCATTATAGTTATTACCATAATTATAAGCATTATTTGTGTTAAACACCCTATTACCGTTATAATATACAGGACTAAAGAATCTTCCATCATCGGGGAAAACACCGGAATTCTTAAAAATTGATAATAATCCAGCACCATCATATCTGAATTGTCCATTAATGGTATTATCAGAAGCGTTTTCACTTTTAATACCACCCCATGTCGATGTCGGGGTATCACTATATTTTCTTGGTGTGTGTGGAGAATCATTTGGTGCAGCATAAAAATCTTTTTTACTTTCATCCATAGATGAATACCTACATAATTCTAAACTTGTAAATGCTGTGAAATTGTTAGTGTCGGCAGTAAAAGTGTATGAAGGATGAAATAATACAGTATTATTGGTATTATTACTAATATTATGAGACTCAGGTGATTTATAATCATAATATGTATTAACTTTATTAATATCCGTTTCTTGTATCGGAATATTAAGTAAGTAATTACCTTCAACTGTAATGTTACCGAATTTTAACCCAAACAACTGTGATAAATCATATTCAATATTTTGTCTCTTAGTGTATGGGTCTACACCTCTTGTTAAAAATATTATCTCATAACTTGCACTATCTTTAAGCTTATCAACAGGTTTTACAGAACCAAAACCGCTATTACTTTGAGAAACAATAAGTCCATTTTTATAAAAATATTGTTGTGTGTAATTAATAATATAATTATTTATTACTGAATGTTTTCTATCATTAGATGGTATATTATTTAATATTGTACGATATTCAGATACGGTACCTCCTGTGATTATCTGAAAATATTCAACCCCTGATTTAAAATTGTAATATTTTTCATTTTCATCAGATAATATTTTTAGTGTTGTGGTTTTTTTGGTACCATCTGGTAATATATTATCAATAGTAGCAGTAACTAAATTATTTTTATCATATTTTGTTGTACCTGTAACTGAAGTGTTACCATATTGGTTTTCTGTTGCACCCGTAGTATTAGGGTCGTTAATTGATTCAATATCACTAAAAGTCAATATAGTACCCACACCTAAAGTTGATAGGGTATTAGAATCACAAAATAAAACCATTACATTATCATATAATGGGTCTTCTGAATAATCAGCTGTATTAGTGCCAGGTTTATTATTTTTTACTGTAGTTTTAATTATATTTGCTTCCTTATTAGTTGCACCAGCAACTCCATTTTGATAGTCAAACGCTTCTTTAACAAAATATCTTGACCTTTGATTTAATAAATTAATTTTTTGAGCTAAAGTAGGTCCAGTAGTATATCCTAACTTTTTAATACCTTCTTTATAAAATGGAACTCTTTGTAAATTACCACTTTCATTACCTGCCAATATCCATTTCATATTGTTATTAAACTCTTCATCTTGGTTAGTAAATGTGTTATAAAACCCTCTATCATTTATATTTGCTAAAAGTGATTGGTTAGCACCGACAGGACTAGATTTTGGAGCATCAATAGTTTGTGGGTCACACGGACAACTCTCACAATCAGGATAAGATATCATTGGTAGAGTTAGTTTTTGTTGTTTTACATATGAAATTTTTGGTTTAGATGAATCTAAACTAAAGGTGTTAATAAGCCATATAAATAAATTAATAACTAATGCTATGATACCGTAAATCATATAGACTATATGCATCACTAAAATTAAAGGTATAAAAATTACCTTTAATAATAACATCAATAAATCAAAGAAAAAAAGATTTCCTGAATTTTGTTCACCGTCATTCACTGGAAATCTATTAACACTAGATTTACATATACTATCATCAATATTTTTAATACCTATATGTTTTAAGTCCCCTAATCCATATTTAAAACGGTCAATGTGTGAAGAAACTGTATATACTTTATTATAATTAAACTCATAAAAACGGTCCTTACAATCAATAGCCTCTTGTATCATCTTACGTCCATATATTGTAATACCACCATTTAGGTCAGTATCCGCATAATCCTTCCAATCAAGTGAAAAGGCATATGATTTATTGGAATCAATACCTGGGTCTTTTGGGTTGTTAGTCTTGACATATTCTCTAACATTTGGCACTAAGTAATTTGCTCTTTGAAATTCGTTTTGTAACCCACCTTCATTTTGATATTCAATTTTAAATCTATATTTACCTTTTGTTGGAATACCAATAGATGGGTCGCTAGATAAAACTTGTTCTCCGAATTCGTTGGTCACCACATAATCTAAATTCATTGGGACTTCAACTAACCACGTACCATCTGAATCAATAATATTACCACCATTTTCTAACTTATATTCTTCTAATATTGGATAAAACTCATTGTTATCTTCTTTATAACTGTCTATTGTATGTCTAATGGCTAATATTTTACCAGGTGAAGTTACCATTTCACATAATTTACCCGTACTTCGTTTTGGTGCACAATTTTCTTTTATACCATCTTCATCCGTATTAGAAAATAATGAACCCATGAAAATTGCATGTGGTTTTATATCAACACCGTAGTCTCTTAAGTCAAAATCAACACGACTAATACCTATCGTACATAAGTCTTCTTGACCCCAAAAAGAAGCAACATCAACATCTTTCACCGCATTTATAATTTGTGGGAGTGTTTCTAAGTCTGTTGAAGCTCTGAACTGTTGACCCGCTACTTGACCATCTGTGGCTAAACCCATTCTAATTAAATCTGAAGGTCTCAATGAGAAACAACCCATATCAGACAAATCAAGGTCCATAACGACCTTTTGAATTCCTAAAGGAACACCAATAATCATAAAGTCACCAGACTCATTTGTTTTTACCGTATATTTGTAATATTTTTCATATACTTCTAAAACTTCTTGTCTTGTTAGAATATCATCTTCAGTTGGAAATGTTCCCGTTGGTGTATGTCCACCATAACTTTGTTCATACGGTAAAAGATTGTATCTATATCCATCTTCATTTTTTTGACCTATGTTTTTATACGGATACAGTGTGGAAATAATCGGGTCATTCTCATCTACACTATCTAAAGGTACAAAAACAGAAACCTTAGCATTAGGTAACCCGTAACCACCGTTTGTGATTACACGACCAACTACAACACCATAGTCTGCACAAAATCTAGTATAAACATCTTCTTGTCTTAACTTTAAAGATAATATCTCAAGAAAATCAAAATCTTGTGAAACTTCTACTTTAATATTTTTGTCAACACCTGGTTGTGTTCGTATTCTGTATGACTTGGGCATATGCGACTTTTAAGATAAATATTTATCTATCCAATTTTAAAAATAAAAGTTGTTTCGTGTATGTAAACTATCTTATGAGAAAGAAACACCCTTTAAGTCCTTAACTCTAACAGTAATGTCTTTATTCGGGAATCTAACCTGATAAATTTGATTAGGTTGAGCAAAAATAGTATCGTCAATCAATTCAATTTGTTTTGTTGCCGAGTTAGAATATCTTTGTGATGTTTGTGATGACGAGTAATCCCCACCCGTCCTATTAAAGATACTAATATCTGATAATGAGATAACACCTGAAACGTCTTGTACTATTCTTCTAACTTCTGATACATTTAAATTTTGACCTAATTCTCGGTTCAATGAACTCATATATTGTGAAAGTTGATTTACAATTTCTGTAATTACTTGACCCTGATTTTGTGTTGACTCAAATACAACAGATAAATCAAACGCTAAATCAATAACTTGAGCACTTGTAATTTCAACATAGTCATTTATCATTCTATAGTTTGATAAATAAGTCGCCACATTATTTCTTAATGTATTAGACAACACTTCGGTTAATTGACCATCAGCATCGTAAGCCAACATTTGAACAACTATTTTATTATTGTTTTCAGTAATCCCTACTTTAGCAGGTGCCCCGAATTTACCAGGCATTGTTGCAATCAATGTTTGATAATCATTTACCGTAACTGCTCTTTTTTGTGATGAGAAGTTAAAACCAACCATGTTTCTTACTTCTTCAGTTGTTGGTTGATTAGCACCACCAATAGCTGCGGTAACATTATTCACAGTTAATGAATTACTAACTGTTTGGTTAACACTGTCTGAAGGTCCATTTACTGAGAAGTTAATAGTACCTAATTGATTAATAGCATTAACACCAATATTTGATGATGTACCACCACCAATTCTATATTGAATGAACAATGTAGTATTTGGTGTAACTGTAAGACCTAAACCAATATTATTTTGGTAATCTTGAATTCTCATCGGAATACCTGTTTGTGAGAATTGTGCTAATTGTTGGTCAGGAGTTGTTGTACCACCACCAAAAGTCATCTTTAAGAAACCTTCAGGTGTATATTCTGAAATAAATCTATTATCTGTTTCTAACCACTTACCAACTTTAACACCAGCAGAATCTGCAGGTTTTGTTGGGTCCTCAATAAACACTCTTGACTCAGCTAATGCATCAACCTCATACCATTTATTAGGTGAACTTATAAATTCTGAATATGTTGGTGTGGCTTGATAATTTGTCCCATCCTTTTGTATTACTGAAGTTATACCTAAAACATTTCTTTCAGGTAAAAATATTTCATAAAAAGGAATAACATCACTTGGATTGATAACCTGTTTAAAAACTTTTGTTATACCATTAACGACAGTTTCTCTTTTTGTTATGGTGTAGTTAATTAGTTTATTATTGGAATCAAAATTAGGAATTTTGATTCTATTTGGAAACCCACTATTATTATATGGTGAGGCAAAATCAATGTCATAAACATTTTCAAATGTTTGTCCTCCACCAACAACTTGAGAACCCGCTCTTAGAATACCCAAATATCTTGCATCTTCTTTATCACCAAATGCTGGTACAGTGATTGAAAAATCTACCATAGAAACTGAAGGTCTGTAACCAGGTATTTTTAATCCGTATGTTCTTGCAATGTTATAAACAGATGAACGCTGTTGTGCATATTGTAATACAGTCTCTTGGATACTACGGTCAATGTGGTAATGTAAGTTATCACCAATGGCTGCGTTAAGGTCTAAGAATACAGAAAATACTGAAGCATCATTGAAATTATCAATAAGTTCAGGATAGTATTGTCTAGTGTAATTTATGAGGTCCTGTCTTAAACCTTCAAAATCTCTTTCAGTATAAGATATTTTTTTATTTGCCATATACTATTAAATATTGATAATTATAAAATCTTTTGACTCAAATGCCTTATCATCAACACTGTAATCAATTCTTAATTTTGCTGTGTATTCTTCAGTCCCTTTTCCAGGTATTCTATAAACCGCACCACCAATCTTCTCATAATTCAACTCACCTTGTGCCTCTAAATCGTCAATATATGGTGTTAAGGTGATGTCTTTTATTGTCAAATTTGGAATGAATTTATCTACCGCCTCTCTGATATCTGCCTTAATGGCTTCAAATGTTGGTCCATCCATTGGTTCGAATATAAATTCATATATCCTCGTACCAAAGTCAGGTAGGTAGTATCTAGTACCCTTTTTAGTAAGAATTAAATGTAAAAGGTCCGTCCTTATCTCTTCAACACTACTCTGTGAAAGAGATAAATACTTTCCTTGTAAACTATCCCTAAAAGGGAAATTAACACCGTATGTAAAACCATCTGCCATTATACATAAATATATTAGTCTAATAAATTATAAAAAAAAGAGGACCGAAGTCCTCTTTATTATTATAAGTTGTTATTTTTAACAATTATCCTTCACACGCAACACACTGAAGGTCGTTCAATCCCAATTTCTTTCTTGCGAAAGCTTGAGCCGAATTCATTGAGTGTTGATAGTATAATGTCTTAACTCCCAACTGCCATGCGTCGATTAGAAGTTTGTTAACATCCTTAGTTGGCATGTCAGGTGAAATCATTAAGTTCAACGACTGTGCTTGGTCGATGTAATCTTGACGAACCGCAGCCATATTGATAATTGATGCTTGGTTAATTTCAGAAAAAGTTCTAAACACATCTTTTTGTTCGTCAGTTAAGAAATCCAAATGTTGAACTGAACCGTCAGCCTTCTTAATACTGTTCCAAACCTCTTTAGTGTCTTTACCTAATTCAACCAATAGATTTTTAAGTATTGGATTTTTAATAGTCACCTTCATTTTAGCAACATCCTTCACATAACAATTAGACCAAATTGGTTCGATTGATTGTGATACTTGACCTAAGATAAAGGCAGATGATGTTGTTGGTGCAATAGCATTCAATGTAACATTTCTTCTACCGTACCCAATCAAAGTTTCAGGTTCACCAAACATTTTAGCCAATTCTTCTGACGCTTTGTATGATTTATTTTTAATAAGTTTAAACACCTCAACGTTTAATCTTGCCGTTTCTCTTGTATCAAAAGCCAATCCTTTTGATTGAAGTAGTGAGTGCCAACCCAATACACCTAAACCTAATGCTCTTTGTCTTTTAGCAAAATTGTATGCCTTTTCTAAATAAAAGAATGCTCTTTTACCTTCAATGGTACCATTGTCACGAATGTCTTCAATCTTTGTTAAGAATTCAGTAACAACAGCATCTAAGAACATTGTCATAGTCTCAACCGCATCTGTGTCTTTCCACTCATCATAATAAAGTACATTCATAGATGAAAGAACACAAACAAATGATTCTTCTTCTGAGTTATGAAGAGCAATTTCAGAACAAAGATTTGAATTATAAATCTTCATACCTTTGTCTTTATAAACCTCAGGCGCCTTATTGTTCATGGTATCATGGAACATAATGTATGGATACCCAATCTCACCACGTCTCTGAATTACCTTAGCCCATGTCGCTCTCTTTTCTTCGTCACCTTCAATCATTTCTTTCATGAATTGGTCAGTAACAGTAACCGCGTGTGTCAAATCTTGGATAGGTGCTCCTTCAGTACCAATCTCAAGGAATTCCATAATATCAGGATGTTCTACAGGAAGATATGGTGAAAATCTACCTCTACGTGTTGAACCTTGGGAAATGTTATCTACAACACTTTCAAACAAATTCATGAAGTGTACTGAACCAGGTGCGTGTCCGTTGTCGGTAATCTCAGCACCTCTTCCACGAATGTTTCCGAAGTATCCTGAAGTACCACCACCCATCTTACTCATTTCTCCAACTTCCGCTTGTGTATATAAGATAGACTCAATATTATCACCAATATTAGAACCAAAACAACTTACAGGTAAACCCCTCTTTTTTCCAAAGTTTGCCCAAACAGGTGATGATAGTGAATACCATCCTTTACCCATATAGTCGTAAAATTTATCGGCAAACCCTTCAATACCTAATAGTTTTTCTGCATGGTCTGCAATAGTTCTAATTCTATCCAAAGGTTGTTCACCTTCACTTAAATACCCTCTACGGAGAAACGTGATTGATTCATCGTTAATCCAATCGAAATCTTTTCTATTATTCATTTTTTATTTTTAATTTTTTGTTAAAACAAGTCGTTATGTGTAATTGACTTACTTTTCTTACTGTAATTGATACTTCTCTTATTGAAGAAATCTGTATGTTTTGTTGTTAGAATCTCATCATCAAACCATTCAGTAGTTTCTAATAGTTTTTCATCAACATGGAAAATACTGTCAATACCTATAGAGTTTAATGATAGATTAAAACGGTGTTTAATAAACTCTATTGTTTGTGATTTAGTTAAGAAATCTAAATCTCCCTCTTCAAAAATCCAATCAACAATATCTGACTCAGCACTAAACGCTTCCATAGTCGCATCAATCAAATCTTCAACTAATTCAGGTGTCCACCATGATGGGTTTTCTTTTTTAATTAGGTTAACTAAATCAAATCCAAACTCAGCGTGAATGTTTTCTTCTTTTGAAGTTGCTTCAACCGCATTACTCATACCTTTCAACATGTTTTTGTGTTTGTTAAATGACATAATAACAAGGAATTGTGAGAACAATGAAACGTTTTCTACAAACATTGAGAATAATACTACCGACTCAAAGTAATCTCTGTTTTCAACTGACTTTGAGTGAATAATTGATTTTTCTAAATACTTGATTCTTTTTCTGATTGCAGGAACTTGTAGTAGACTTTCGAACTCACTATTCAATCCTAATACTTGAATTAAGTTAGAATAAGCGTCTGCGTGTCTTACTTCAGACTCAGCGAATGTTGCTCCAACATTACCAATTTCAGGTTTTGGCATTCTCTTATAAATGTCACCCCAAAATGTTTTTACCGCAATTTCAATTTGTGAAATAGCCAACATTGCTCTTTGTACTGCCGTTCTTTCTGCATCTGATAAGTGTACTTTAAAGTCCTGAATATCTGATGTGAAGTTAAACTCAGTGTGTACCCAATATGAGTGTCTAATAGCATCTACATATTCTACCAACTCAGGGTATTCATAAGGTTTCAAATTTAATCTTTTAGAGAAGATGTCAGGTCTATGTTTAGAACGATAAATAATGTACTCTCTAGCAACATCATTTAGACCGTTATCCATCAACTTATTCTCAACCATCTCATGGATTTCATCAACATGAGGTACTCTATCTTTGTCCTCTCTGAATAAACTTTTTCTGGCAATTCTTGCAATTTTTTCAGCCATTTCATGGTCAACCTTATCAATACTGTTCATTGCTTTGGTTACCGCATTTTTAATTTTTTCTTCTTCAAATAAAACTTTTTCCCCACTTCGTTTAATTACGAAACGAGCATCTTTTTCTTCTAAATTTACGAGGTTATCCATATTCTTTTCTTTAATTATAGTTGATTTTGTTGCTTACGTTTGTCAAGCAACTCTTTGATTCTCAGTCTATTTTTCTCTTCCTTCTGTTCTTCTAAACCTAAGAAAGTCACACTTTGTTCAGTATCGATTTCAAGTAATTCATTATCGAACTTACAATTTTCAAATACAATACCATCTTTACCGATACGTGATTTTGTGATTGCGATTGTGGCTAAATTCATCTCTTTTTGTTGTAGAGACTTAGCTACAGATATGATTACGTGACCAACTTGTGCTTTCTTAATAGAACCACCCATTTGGTCTGTTGTTACCACATCTGAAGATATTGATGAACGGTTACCTTGAGTTGCTGTCCAACCAGCCAAATCCAATTCATGACACATCGCTTCAAAACCTCTCATTACTGAACCTTCACTCTTCCATTCATCACCTAAGTTCTTATCTGGCATGATACAATCGATGTAATCTAATACCACCATATCGATTTTATTACCCTCAGCAATCATCTTTCTGATTTGATTTTTTACCTGATTCATTGTCAAAGTATCTGAAGGTAATTTTTTCAAGGTTAACTTGTTTGGTGTTGTATCCTGAATTGATTTTACTTTGTCTAACACCTCATCTTTGTGTAAAGACAAATTGTCAGGGGCAATACCTGTCCAAAGTGTGAAATGTTTTCTCTGAATAATTTTTGGGTTGTCCTCAAAAAATATTTGTAAAACGTTGTAACCTAAGTTAAATCCGTGGTTTGCAATCTTGGTTAATACTGTAGTTTTACCTACACCTGTCGGTGCTAATATTACTCCAATTTCACCTTTAGCTAAACCACCCTTTAGACAGTTATCAATACCAGGTATTCCAATCGGAATTGGATGTCTAAAATCATCCTGAAGTACTTGGTCCAAATTAGAGAAAACGTCATCAATACCTTGATTTAATTCACCCACTTGTAGTGCTTCCCTAACCATCTCTTCAAGTTTGTCATAACTCTCAAAATCACCCTTATCGATAATTTTTTGAGCTTTACCCATAACCTTCTGTAATTCTTGTTGTTTACAGAACTTTAGTGACTTTTCTTGTACAAACTGATGACCCTGAAAAGGTGCGTCTTTTACCTGTGACAACATGTCCAGAACCATTTTCTGAGCCATAGGTGAAGAAATTTCACTCTTAGTGAGTTGTTCTAATGTTTCAAAAGTAGGAGCGTGTTCATACTTAACATAATACTCCTTGACCATTTGCATTATCAAACGAAAGTATTGATTGTCGAAGTACTTTGGGTCTAGAACATCTACGATTGAATTAGCAAAATCCTTATATAAGATGATATTATTTAATAGTTGTATTTGAAATGTGTTTCCTAGGTATCCAAAATTCTTTTCGTCTGACATAATTTCTAATGAAGTTTAGTTTGTGTGAGTTTTAATAAATATGGTTAATTTAACGAATATCCCATATATTCATGAGTTAAATTTTCAGTTGAAAAAATGTCAGTCAACATACGAAGTATATTTTTTAGTCTTGGGCGTATGTCAACGGTATATCTTACCTTCGGAGGGTATACTTTAGCATCCCAACAAGACTGACAAATTGTCTCATCTCCAATCTTAATTGTCATGTAAAAGTTCTCAGGACCGTCAGTATTTGAGGTGTTCAAAATCTCTTCATCAACTACAATTTGCTCGTAATTTTCGAGTAAGTAATAACATGATTTGTTTGTCAAATCTTTCTTAACATCGTCAATAATGTCATGAATAGTTTCAATCAAATCTAAACTTTTACGAGCGTCAGGATTATACCCTCTGACGTTGAAGTAACGTTGTACTACGATGTTCTCATTTAACTTCAATAAGAACTCAAGCTTTACTACATCATTCTGTTCTTTCATAATTTTAATTTTTGTTTTTAAATCTTCTTTTTTCTTTTCTTGTGAGTTTCATAAAAGGTTGTAGGAATTCAACCCAAGCGTTGTCTTTTTTTGGTAGGTATTTGAAAAGTCCATCTTCCATCATGTACTTTATTAGGTTTTTGTACCCCCTACCTTCAGGGTCCAAGTCTTCTCGATAGTATAATTCTATTTCTTCTTTTCCATCTTCAGTTATTAAAGGGTTTGACAAATCTACAATTTTCTTGTTAATATCTAAAATTTGTTTTCCAAAAGTACCATTCTTTGTTGTTCCTTCAATTAGGTTAATTAAAGTTTTGTTTTTCTTTTCTTCTTTAACTAACTCCTCAGCTCGGTTTAAAATATTGTCAATAGAAGTGGGACTGTCAACTATCTCAGGAAAAAATTTCAAAACAGTTTTTTCACCCATTCTTAAAATACCATCAATATTATCTGATTTGTCACCAGTAATAACTTTAAGTGTTACCACATTTTCAGGAATAACCTCTATGGTACCAAATTTAACCTTATCACCTCTTTTGATGTATTCTTTCTTAAGTGGTGAATAAATTTGTACTTTATCTGAAATTAGTTGTGTTAAATCTTTATCTGATGAAAATATAGTTTTGTTTTCATCTTCAGATATTTTACAATAATATGAAATTGAATCATCTGATTCACAACCATCAAGTGTGACTTGACGTATGAACATTTCTTCCAAATACAGACGCACACGAGACTTCTGGTGATAGAACGACTGTTTCTTTATCTCATTCATCGTCTCACGTCTATTGTCCTTGTATTGAGGATATAGAGCACGTCTTTGGGTGGCATTGTTATTACCATCCCAAAAGACAATTACCTTATCGTAATTATGCTCCTCTAAAAACTTTTTGAGTACGTTGATGAAGTGGAATATTCCACCTATATGATTACCTTCATGGTAGTAATCTCTTACACCGTGAAAACCAATCTTAAATAAGTTATCTCCATCAACTAATAACGTTTTTGTCACTTTTGTTTTATTAAGAGTCCAACGTTTCTTCTTCTAACCTAAAATCACCACCTGTACCAATGATGTCTTTCCAATATTCTGATTGTTCTGATTTGTAAGATTCAATCGATTTCTTTTCTTCTGCAGGGTCTTTACCTGCTAAGAATCCGTGTGCTGTAACAAGAATTTTTCCGTCTTCATACCCCAAACCATTAATGTGGTTTTTCATAACAGAAACTTTTGTTCTTGTTGCAAACTTAACTTTTCTTTTGTCTTTGACTGCGGAAATTTTAGTTGTTCCCGCACCTTTCTGATTACCAAACAAAAATACCAAAGAGGAGTTTAACCAAATCGCCTCACCACCTTTAGCCTTAATTTTTGGTTGACCAAACGGATTGTCAGGTAACTCAACCCAAGGTTGGTTAACAATTACCAAAGAGTTTTCATGTTTTGATTCAGATTTTCTTGAACCTGATATTCTTTGGTTGATACCCATACCAATCTTATCCGCCAACACTGCTGCGTTGTGTTGTTTACCACCTTTACCTTCATAAGTCATCTTACAAGGTACAGAACCTACAGAGTCCCACAAGAATAGTAAATCATATTCTAATTCACCCTTTTCTTGAGCATCCAACAATTCGTTGATGTAATCTGTAATTTGTTCAATATATTCAAAGTTGTTATTGAATAGGAAAAATCCATCCCAATCCAATTCACCCGTTTCTTCATCGACAACTTCTTCACATTCAAAACCCATAAGTTTTGCGTGTTCAAAAGACCATTTCTGTTCAGTAATAATAAAAACAGGAAGAACATCTTTCTTCTGAGCATCAACCGCAGTTTTAACTAACGCTGTTGTTTTACCCGTGTCAGAGTGTCCTAAAAACATATTCAAATGTCCCATTGCAGGACCAGGAACACCTACTGCATCCAAAAAATCTTTACCCAAATCAAAAAACCTCTGAGGTTTAAATTTGGCAGAAGTTGAAAACTTCTTTTTAATACTACCGAAATCTTTTTTCTTAATTGCCATAATTTTTAAATAATAAAGATGGTGCAGACATTGCCTGCACCATCATGTTTGTATTTTTAGAATGGTAGGTCCTCGTCAACCTCCATACTGTCTTGTGGGTCTTGTGTTCTCTCTTGAGTTCTTGCCCCACCCATTGTCATTTCTGAAGTTTCGCTATCACCGTAAACGTATTTCTTAGCTTCACTGTCCCATACAGGTGTTTCTCCACGAGCCACTGCCTCTAAATATTCTACAGGTTTTTGTGAATAAACATCAGCCCAAGTCAATTCGTCTTCTAACCACTCTTTAACTTGTGATACATCATCATGAAGTGGAGTTGGGTCATCATACATAATTGTTTGAGTAATAGTATACTCTTTACCCGCAGGAGTCTTAGCCTTTGTTAATTCGATGATAAGGTCACGACCATTAGTTGCGTCAGTAATATCACCCTTTTGTCTCCAAATTGGAATGATTTTGTCCAAGATACCTTCTTGTTTGTAGTTGTCCTTAAATCTCCAAAACTTAACACCATCTTCTTCACGGTCTCTGTCGATTACCTTTACGATGTAAAACTTACGAGAACGGTACTGACGTGCCAATTCTTTATCTGAAGCTTTACCTGTTGAAATCAACTCTTCATAAACCTCATTCAACGGTGAACGCTCACCATCGTTTTTTCCTGGGTCATAAAGTTTCATCCACTGACCATTAACTTGTAGTTCATGGTACCATACTTCTTTGAATGGTGAAGAACCATCAGTAGTTGGAAGAATTCTAACTCTTCTTTGACCTGTTTTTTCATTTTTCTGAAGAATAGTAGTGAAATACTTCTTCATTCTCTCATCTTGTGACATTCCTGTCCCACCACCCATTGATGTGGTGTTTTTCTCGTACTGTGCCAATACGGCATCTAAACTTGAATTGCTCATTTTTGTTTTTTTTAAATTAATAGTTTATCTCTTTTATCGTCTATTAATAATAATCAAACTCGCTAATAAGTCAAACGGTTGTAAACAAAAAAAGACCACCGAAGTGGTCTTTTCAAAAAATATTTTTTTCAAATTAGAACTTATTATCGTCTTGTTCGAATTTGTTAAATGTATCTCTAATTTCATTAGGTGAATAGTTCTCAACTTCGTCTGAAGTTAAAATATACTCATTTTTTCCTGTTGCTTCAAATTCATCTTGCTTATCCATAAAGAAATCACTTAATTTTTGATTGTAAGGATAACTATCTAAACTTCTTAGTTGTAATTTTTCCTCAGGACTTTTTTGTCTATACTTTTCAATCTTATTCTCAATAGAGTTAATTTTATCAAAAATTGAATCCATAGCACCTAACTTACTTTCCAAATCAGAAAGTTTTTCAAACATAGTATTCATGAATTCATCTTGTTTTGATTGAATATCTTTTTGTGAAGTAACCAAATCAGTAATGTCTAATTCCTCAGTACCACTTTCTTCAGTCGGTTCAGAATCTGTAACATCCGTTTGGACATCACCTTCAGTATCGTCAACTACTTCCACATCTGGGTCTGATGAAACATCAACAGGTTCTGGTATAGTCTCAGCTTCAGTTTCTCCACCCATATCCGTTGCAGGAGCTTCAGGTGTTGCCGTAGGGTCTTCACCACCAGCAGTATCAAATTGTTCAGCAATATAATTGTTTATCTTATTATACTGTTCAATTTCTTTTAAAAGTCTATTGTTTTTATTCATAGTATTTTTTTTTAACCATTCAAAAGTGTTTTCACACCACTTGGCGTTTCAACTCTAAGAGTTCTATTAAGTTTCATTGTGTTGTCCACTCTTTCAATTAGACCATCTTTCATTCTAACTGTATAACAATCTCCCGTGTCTAAATCACACACTTCCTTATAACCATTACCTGCATCACGCTCAGTTATTCGTGTGTCTTTTCTTAGATAGTTATCTAAAAGATTTTTAATATCCATAACTTTTTTATTAATAAATATAACCAAAAGTTAATTTTTCTTATTATGCCAATATTTTTATGACCGCACTTAACATTTTTTCTTTGATTTCATCAAAGTCTTCTTGTTTTATTGTACCATTACTTATATTAGTATCCACTATCTGTTTTATTTCAGTTGCTGTTTTACCAACACCTGAATTTGAGTTCCACGTTGTTAGATAAATGTAAGTTAACGCAGTTGCCAACTTCTCATCATCATTCACAATAGTGGTCAATATACCAACAAGATTGTTTATTAATGTATTATAAGCATTGTTATATTCAATAAAGAACTTAATTGCGTTTTCTTTATTTTCAAATGAAAACAGAGGTGCGTTAATTTCACCACCACCAGTAGTTGCCTTAACACAAACTTGACCGTTAGTGAATCCTGTTAAATTTTGATACCTTAAATTATTTGATAAAACCACATTTATATTATTATTGGTACAATCAAACGAACCTAAATTACCTTTGTTTGCAATATAACCAACCCCTAAACAATATGACCTTAAATTTCTACTATATCTAGTAATACTGTTTAAATATGTAATAACATCATTTACAGGAATTCTTGTATCTTCAAAATCAACAAAAGTTAAAGTAGGATAATTAGTTGCACCCTGACACGCAGATTCATCACCAGGCGTTAAAGGATTTGTTGATGTTGAATTATTGGTTTGATTAGTTGCGTTTTGAGCCTCTTGTTGTGTTTGTTTTTTACGGTAGACTGTTTCATACTTCTTAAGAAGATTTTTATTTACACTCATAACCAACTTATCAATAGATGGGAATGAGAATATAGGTTGTCTCATACCCTCAAAACTGGTTTCAAATCCATTAACATTTATATCATGACTTACATTCGTTATAAAGTATGGACCATAGAACATCGGTACGTGTCTAAGGTTGAAATACATTGTTGGTTGTATCATCATATTACCCATAGATGATACACTACAAGTGTAACTTCTTGTTCTATAAACATTATATAATGATGTCGTCTGTTGAGCAACTTTATCCCCCGAAGCCTGATTGGCCATATCACTTAATACCTGAAAACTTTCCGAAGTATTTTTATATTGGTTTT